GTTAGGCCAGCCCGAAAAAAAGTCGTGAAAATTTTTTAACGGTGGCTGTCACGGGCCACAGATGTGCCGTTTTTGGGCCGTATAGCGCAGGTGGAGTAATGGCGACAAAGAAGACAAAGCCAGCTGTTGGCAGATCGCACGTTTTTGACGCGCTTTCAAAGATGGACGTCGGTCGCGCCTTTGGTGTATCAACGCGTTCGGTGTCAAGGTGGTATGACGATGGATGTCCTCGCAATGACGACGGGACGTATGCGCTGAAAGATGTGATTGCCTGGTATGTTGATCGGGCCTCTGCTAACGGAGGCGGCGGCGCTGATGCCGGTGATCTGAAGAATAAAAAGCTTGAGGGTGAGATCGAGCTGCAAAGACTTAAGATAGCAGACCTGGAGCGCAAGATGGTATTGCGGGCAAGGGTTGAAAGTGTCCTCGTGTCAATGTGTACATCTTTTAGAAACTACTGGGAGCGACGGTGGCAGCATAACACGCCGAAGCTTTTGGGTGCTTTAGGCGTTGGTGCAGACAGATCGGCGCAGGTGCGTGATGTTGTACAAAGCATGATAAAAGAGAGTATGGAGTCGATGTTGTCTGATGCTCAGGAGTTGTCATGGGACGATGTAGACGTGCCGACGACGTTGTAATGTTGATGCCCGGTTGGGCTGATGCTCTTGCTATACGCGAAAGGATCACGCCGTCTGCTTGGATCGAGAAAAACATGGTGCTTTCGAGATCTTACGCCACGCAGGGCCGCGTGGTGCTTTTACCCTGGCAAAAGCAAATCCCAGATTTTTTCGTTGACTATGACGATCTTGTTTTTGTTGCTCCTGTACAGACAGGAAAAAGCATGATGGAGGAGGGTATACTGGGTTACATTATAGACCAGGACCCACAAAACGTAATGGTGGCATACGAAAAAAAAGAGACTGTTGAAGACGTCTTTGATGAAAGATTGCGACCGCTCATTGTTGAGACTCCGTCGTTGCGAAGGTACTGGGATGGTGATATTGACAATATAACAAAGCGGCGGATAAAGTTGCAGCACATGGTGATTCGCGTTGCGTCTGGGACGAACAGGAGCGACATTGCGTCTCACAACTCCGGCGTAGTCATCGCTGATGAGTTTGCAAAGTGGAAGCCGCGCGGCGGATCGTTCGACCCATACAAGCTTCTGGGCGGTAGGACACATGCATCCCGTATGCTTGGGCGTCGTGTGAAAAAGCTTTTTGTGTCATCGCCACGCACGGAAGATGACCCGATGTACCGCTTGTCTCATGGTCAGGGGGTTCGTTTTGTGCGCCCGCATTATCAGTGTCCCACGTGCGGTGGCTGGCAAGTTTTGGTCGACAGCCAGATTAAAGAAGTGCCGAATAAAAATGGTGATTTTGACCACAACCCGGACAGGATTCGGCAGGATGGTGCAGCTTGGTACGAGTGTGAACACTGTAAGGGTGAGATAACGGAGGCCCAGAGGGTCGAGATGTCGCAAGTTGTCGTTTATGCGGCGGTAGACCAAAAAACAGGAAAAACAATAGAGACGATTGACAAAAATGGCAATCTTGGTGCGAAAGTTTCGGCAAGCAGGTGTGTTGTTAATTGGAACCGGCTTGTCGATGTCACGTGGCGATTCTCGGACTGTCTTGCGTCGTACTTTGAGGCACTGAGTTCTTCCGACGGGTCAACGCTTGCCGACTATCAAAACGAGGATATGGCGCGCTGGGTAAAGACCCACTCGGTGAGGTTCTCTGATAGTTGGCTACAAAAAAAGGCAAAGTCGAGCAAGTATTGTCAGTTTGGCAGTGGCGCGTATGTTCCTGATGGCGTAAAGGTTTTGCTGTGTGGAATAGACACACAAGACGACGGTTTTTATGTCGTGATACGTGGGTTTGGTCAAAACCTTGAGTCGTGGCTCGTCCGTGCAGAGTTTGTCAAGTGCGACTCTGACCAAGGCCCGTATGTGAACCCAGCAGAGGTCCACAGCTTGCTTTCCGGTGAGATAAACAGGTATAAATATGTCAAGAGAGATGGGACAGAACTTTCGGTTTTTTATGGTTTTATTGACCGCGGCGGGCATAGACGTGACGATGTGGATTATATCTGTGCCCACAGCACATATCTGCAGCCGTACATCGGGTCTACGCGCAAGGATGCCCCGTTGATAACTGTGTCTAAGGGTGGTTTCCACATGGGCAACACACGCCTTTTGAGCCGGACTGTGGAGAAGTGGATGCAAAGCGAGGTCTGGCACCTGCCGAAAGATATACAGCCAGAGTACTGCAGGCAAGTTCTTGAGCAGCACGACGAAGAGGTTACAGATGCACGTGGCAACACAAAAAAGCGGTGGGTTACCGGAGACGATACTGGCAGGCCAGACCACTACAGAGACTGTGAAAACCTGATAGTTGCGGCGGTGCATAGTGTCGGTTTGCACGACATGATGTTCACAGAAGAGGGTGCCGTTGCCGTCGAAAAGCAATCTACGAACAGACCATCTGGAGAAAAGTCAAGGCGACAGCAGACACACGCCACTATCGGCGGTGTGTCAGTAAATGACTTTATGGGCGGGTTTAACTAAGAGGGGGTAAATGTGGCTCAGAGACGCAAGCAATCGTCGGTTGAGGTCGTGCAGGACCAGAAAAAAAAGCAGTATATACAGACTGTGCACACCGGAGACATTGGGCACGGGTTGGCCGACATTTGCAACAGCAAGAGCGCAGATGGGTACATTCTCGACAGGATTGTTTCTACTGGAGGGAACGAGTCGGTTTTTTTGTGGCGTCGCAAGTGACTGGGCGGTCGCTTGTTGGTGGCCCACACCGTGCGGAATCGGGCCACCAGCCACATCCTTCACTCTTCATTGCTTTTCACGCTTTCCCGTTCTCGCCTCTACCATATCGGTAATTGTTCCCGAAGGTTATCAACACTAAATATTTGTCCACAAGTTATCAACATGTTATCCACAAGTTATCAATACTACAAAAAAACTACAAAAAATAACAGGCACCCACACAACAACAAAAAAAAACAATGCGATACACGCAACACATAAAGCAGTTTCTTACACGCTTCATCGTCAAGGACGTATGGTTCCTTGGCGAGGAGGCTACAATACAAGACAAGACAAGACAAAGAACAAGAAAAGACAGAAGAACGCTTACGCTAAGTGTGCGCAGCAGCGCACGCGTCGAAAAAAAAGCACACAAAATCACGGATCACGAAAAGCAACAGCAAACACGAACCCGAACACATGCGCCATCTTTGACACAGTGCGCCAAATTTGCCTCAGGATCAATCCTAACACCACGGGGGCACTCTCGGTACCCTGCATGGCTTAACATGCGAAATAGCGGCGTTTCTGTGCGTTTTACTGGCAGGGTCCGGGGAAGAGGTACCACCACAACCCGTGTTTTTTGAGCTTTTTTCAAAAAAAACAATTATCAACAGGTTTACAAAAAAAAATATGTTATATTTATCTTGCATGTAAACTGCCTACTTTTTTTTGGGGCTTGCGCATGGCCTTTTCTTCTGCGGATATCACAGCGATTGAGGCTGCGATCGTATCTCTTGCCACGTCCGGTGTCAAGCAGGTTATGATTGGCGGTCGCTCATACACAAAATACGAAATCAAAGACCTCATGGACCTGAGAGACACCATGCGCGCAGAGGTCTCTTCATCGTCATATGGTGCCACTGTTCCCGTGAAATTTAACGAGGTGTCCGGTTGAAATTGACAATCAGGCAGCAGCTGAAAAACGTGTGGTCTGACATCAAGGCTATGCGTAGCGGCCAGCCAGCAAACAGGTACGAGCTTGGAAGGTATTCAGAGCTTTTCGGGCACATATCTGGACATATCCGCAGCATGTTTTCGCATCACGAGAGTGCAAACACCGGTCGATTGTACAGCGATTGGACTACGAGCTATGACACCCCGTATCGAGACTATAACGGGGCACGCGAAAAAATAATTGCCCGGTCGATTAAAGCCGCTGACAACAATCCGGTTGCGAAAACGATTATCGACACGATTGTTTCTGACGTTGTCGGTACTGGTATAAAGCCAGTTCCGAGAATAAAAACAAAGAGCGGCACGCTTGTTAAGGGTCTCAACGACCAGTTGGCAGAGGGCTGGAAGCGATACAATGACCAGTGGGACTCTACTGGGTACGGCACTTTTTACGAGTGTCAACAGCTTTTGCTCCGTGAAACGATTATGTCTGGCGCTGTCTTGACGAACAAGGTCAAAAGTGGAGACAATTATTTGGGTGTTGGCACACAGATTGTTCCAGCACTAAGGCTTGACACATCGAAAGACCTTGGCAACCCGACACTGAGCGACAATCCGCTTGTAAAGCAGACGGCGTATGGTATAAATCTTGACGAATATGGAAAGCCGGTATCGTACTACTTCAAGGGTGTTGACAATCCGGTGCCTGCCAAGTTTGTCAACCACATTTTCAAGCGCATGAAAGCGGAAGAGTACACGGGTACCCCATGGCTTTCTGTTGCTTTGCGCTGGTTGTGGGCGACGGAGCAACTCGTTCAGGATAAGCTGATAGCATCACGTATACAGGCCATGATTGGTATACTTGTACCGACAAGTACATACAACGACCTTGTCAACAACGATCTAAACTCTGACAGCCAGATTGATCTGTCGGCTGGCAAGATATGGCGATATGACCCGACACGGAACGCGAAGCCGGAGATCATGCAGGCGGATGACTCGATCAAAGAAATGTTGATACCGCTTAAAAGGATGATTTTGCACACGGTTACTGCGTCTCAGGGGTACTCATACCAGACAATAACGAGGGACGTGTCTGAAATCAATCAGGCTGCCGGAAGGATAAACACGAACAGGGACGAGGAGACTTCGCGGTCTATACAAAGGTGGTTTGCGAAAAAGGCATGTCAGTACGAGTGGGACTGGTTTGTTTACAGCATGTTTGTAAGTGGGAAAATTGCTGGCTACAACGCAACTGACTACTTCAAGGACCCGTGGAAATACAACCAGTGCCAGTGGCAGACACCTGGGCGAGAATTTATTGACCCCGCAAGAGAGTCTCAGGCAATTGAGCGGCTTGTCAATAACAAGCTTATGAGCAGACAGCGGTGGTATTCTGAACACTACGGTGAGGATTGGCGCGACGTAGTCGATCAGATTGCAGAAGAAGAAGATTATATGCGGAGTATTGGTGTAGTGTCTGAGGCTATGGCAAAAGAAGAAGGCGTTGTATATGAGGAAGAAAATGAAGACAGTGAATTTTGATGTGTTAAAAAACATAAAGACGATAGCGTCTGACTCAAAAAGTGTTGTTGTGTCAATGGTTGGTGGCTTGTCTGTCCCGAAAGAGATTGTTTTGATTGTTGACGCAGAAAAAGGGGAAAACGATGCCAAAAAGTGACAGGAGACTGTTTCGCGCTGCGCCTGTTGAGGGTGTCGAGGGTGTTGACCGTGAAAAAAGGACCATATATGGTGCGTCAATGATAAGCGTTGGCGATCTTTTGGGGCACAGCTTGAGCGCAGACGATACCACCATTGGCCAGGTTGTTGAGCATGCAAACAAGGTTTCGCGCGGCGTTAAGGTGCGTTTTGGG